CATATTCTTTAAGTCTAATTTTTCATATTTACCAATTACACGATATTTATTTGACATGAAAAATTTAAACGCCCTTACATTTCCATGTTCAACATCAAGATTAATAAGTTTAGCACCTGATTCATTTAAATCTTTTTCAACAAAAGCTAATAAAGAGTGACCACATCGTTTTTCTTTTTTTAAACTTGTATCTGTAATAAAATTATATAAATAAGGACCTTCTACTTTAAAATGATTTTCTGGACTATAATTTGATACCATTGTATATCCAACAACATTAGATTTTGGATCAAGTGCAATATAAGTTATATCGGATTTTTGAGCAGTAACAAAATTTTCTCCAGTTGTTATACGAAGTAATTTATTCATTTGTTTACGTCTTTTGTCTGGAATATTTTCATAAAGTAGTCTTAGAAAAGTAAATTGTTTAGAATTAACAGTTTTCTCTGATTTAATTTCATTTTCATATCTTTCTTCCCGTTCGATCGAAGCTTTCGGCACATCTTTAAGAAACATTTTTGGAATGCCAGGATTATCTTCATCAGGTTCATAATCATTGGTTTCATCATTAGTTTCATCAACTAATCCCAGTTTTCTAACTAGTTCTTCAATATCATCATTTTCATTAAAATCACTATCATCGTTAGACATTATGTAAATTAATTTATGTTTATAAAATTGATTCTTTTAAAAGTTCAATTTATTTATTTTTGAATAAATTACTAAACTAATTAAATTAAAATAATTCTATAATTAAATAAATTTTCCATCGTCCATTTGCATTAAAATTAACAAGTTTGCCAGTATCTTCAATAAGTCTCATATCAATAGATGATAAACTTATTCCTGCTTTGCTATAAAATGAAATAATATTATCATTTTGTGTTGTATAAAATAATACGTTATTTTGCCCACCAGAAAGTGACATTTCATAAATTTTATTTGTATAAATGGAATCTTGTAATGAAGGATTAACATTGCAACATGAAGAAACTATTACAGTTGCGACGAGATCAATATCCAGTAGCTGCTACATTGAATGTTAGAGAGGATAATTAATTCTAAAATGATATTCTAGATAAATATTCTAGATAAATATTCTAAAATGATATTCTAGATAAATATTCTAGATAAATATTCTAAAATGATATTCTAGATAAATATTCTAGATAAATATTCTAAAATGATATTCTAGATAAATAATTACAAAATCAATATTTCCTATCTAAATAATTAGATTAATTTAAATATAATTACTGGAGTTAAATCTATTAATTGGATAAAACAAAAATGGCTAGTTCTAATCGTGGAAATGTTATGCAAATTATTAATCAAAAAACTAAAGACATGCTTAAAACTCGTCTGAAAAGAGATGAGTTAACATGCCAACTTTTAGAAAAACGTATGAAATTATATGATCTTAACATTCTTATTGATGCAGAACATATTAAAATTTCTGACCTTAAAATTAAGATGTATGAACGTATGAATGATGCTTGTCGTCTTTATAAGAAAAATAGAAAAAACAATGTTGCTATTGAACTTGAACATAAAAAAATGACTGAAATGAAATTGAATATTATTAGACAACTTATACCTTTAGATAATGAGAATTTAACTAAAACATTTGATTTATCTCGAGAAGTAAAAATCGGTAAACTTACCGACGATATGAATTATAATAGTCCAGATAAATGGGAAGAAAATAAAGATCGTTTAATGACTGAACGAACTCGATTAGCTAATGAAATTAAAACAGTCGAAGCTGAAATTTCTGCATTTGAACCTGCTGGTAATATTATTATGAAAAAAATTGCAGAATATACGGCACGTCGAGATGTTCTTGATAATGAAATTGTTCAGCTAACTGAAACTATTTTACCATTAAATGATTTAATTCCAGAAGAACCAGAACATCATCCTGTTACATTTATGAAAGTTGTTGAAACTGATGGAAATAACCCTGAAGATGTATTAAAAAATCTTACACAAGAATAGAAGTATCTATTTCTATAAATTTATTACTAATAAATAAATTTTACTTTATTTTTTGTATGAAAAATATAGAATTTTATTTAATAAGATATTTTATAATTATTCGCCATCAAAAATATGGAAATATCTAATAATATGATATTTATTTTTGCATTTATTATTGTTTTGTTAATTTTATTCTTATATAAGTCAAGCCAATCTAAACTAACTAAAGCTAATAATGTATTACTATTTTATCGCGATGGTTGTCCATTCTGTGAAATATTTAAGCCTGAATGGGCTAAAATAGAAAAAGTTCTTGGAGAACGTGCAAAAAAATTTAATACTGCTGATCCAAAGAGCGCAAGCCTTGCATTTCAATATAAAGTTACTGGTGTTCCAAGCATTATATTAATTGATAAAAATGGAAATCATGAAAAATATTCTGGTACTCGAGATGCTGATAATATCATCTCAAAATTCTATTAGAAATATCTTCTTTAAAAAATTTTTTTACATAATAACACATCTTTCTTGCTCTGAGACAGGCATATATCGCAGTCGTCCCAGATCAGGATCACTATTATTTTTATGTGCCATAATTAAATATACATTTTGTTCGTTAGGTGTCATACTTTGTTCTGATTCACGAATTACTAGATGTAAAATAATTGCTACAATAACAACTAATAAAACTAACATCATGACTGTTACGACTTCAGTATTTTGAGATTCTCTTTCTGTTCCAATATAAGTTCTTCGTCTATCTGGTGCACTTAAAAGTTTGATTTGATAAAATTTTTCCGAATTAGATGTTGGTAATTCAACAAAAGAATCACCAAAAGCATTCGGAATATTATCATTTGCATAAATATATGGAACTGTATTGCTTTTTACAAGTACATCATCACTTACAACAGATGCTCGATTACTTTTATCAGCATCAAGATTACTAGCAAATTGCGTAGCCAGTTCTAAACTATCAGATGCCGTATTAACTGCCGAAGCAGGATGAGCTAATAATTTAGATTTTAATAATTGAATTGTTGATTCTTTTTCAACATCAATTTCATGAACTAATTCTGAAGACATTTTTTATTGATATTGCAAAATCTGATAAATATACTTCATATTTAAAAATTAAAAATGAAAATATTTATTAAAGGATATTTGACATAAACATTAGTTTGTTAAAACATAGATTTAAAGATTAAGCCTAATGAAGAGGTAACTATTTCTCTTACATTATTATATGGATTTAGTCATATTCAGAATTTTCCATATCACAAAAAAAAATTTGTTTTATCCGAAGAGAAATCAGTAATTTCATTACTGAATTAAAAGAAAGATTTCAGATATTATTTCAGCAAATTAATTTTGAATGTAAAACAATTGATAGCTGAAGTAATTTTACGACGTAAATTTTATACTATTTTAGTTAATAGGAATAGTAATCATTAAATTTAAACATAAATTTAAACAATTAAAAAATGATTTTTTTATTTAAATAATCCACCCATGCAATTCCAAAATCTAATTGAGCAATACAATAAATTATTAACAAGTTTAATTAATCAAGCAAAAAATGACCTTACTCAATTTTATGAAATTAAAGAAGGCGATTTTGAAAAATTCGATATGCATAATTCCATAAAACCAACATTATCAAAATTATCGCAAAAAATTATTAATGAAATTAATAATCTAGTAGCAAAATTATTTAATGAAGTATTTTATGCTATTAATGAATCTGAATGTCAATGTGGTGACCTTCATACACATGATGGTTATCTTAAATTATCTGCACAATTAAATAAAAATGTTCTTGAAATTAAAATGCATTATTTGCTTGAGCAATTTACAAGAACCCAATTACAATGGACAATTTATAATAAAGTTCTTGAAAATACAATTCCAATGTATATCAGTATATGTATTAATCTTGCAAGAGATTAACTTTTTTATACTTCATGAATATATAGAATAAATAAGCCTAATGATTACATTTTATGAATATATGCATATGCATATTCATCAACATCAATTATTTTATTAGGATTATCTTTTAAATATTTAATTTGTACATCTGTTAAATAATGTTCGGATTCAACAGCCCATATATATGAATGATTCATAAAAGTTTTTAAATATTTTGAATGAAAATATTTATGATAATGTGCATAATTTTTTCTAAGTAAACTTGCTTGATGACTTAATAAAATAGATTTGCAATACATAAACCATGGCATTTGTTTTGGTTGTTTAATTTTTTCTATATCTTTGTATAAATGCATATTATTTACATAACCACGCTTGATCCATTCTAACACAATACAATCATAATAATATTTTAATTCAGAAACATATCCTTTCCACATAAGAACTACCGGATGGTTAGACCATGCAAGACTTTTTGCTTCACCTGATATTATTGTAATAATTTGTTTTGCTTCAACACGCTGTTTACCTAATCTTTTATCATCTAATACTTTAGCAATTTCTTTTGGATCGCTAAGTGGAATAAAAATATTTACCATTTTTGATATATATAAAAAAATAAATTATATCAACAGAAGATGAATGAAAATATATCATCCATTATCTGAATCAGAATAGGAATAATTATCTTCAGATGAAAATGTTTCCAAATGCAGCAGCTTGAATGAGTTGTACATTAATTTCAATTCGAACAGATTTCACGAGAGGGAATCGTTTCTTTGATTTTGAGTGAATTAATTCGAATGTTGGTGGTCTGAGCAATAATTCCATTATTGGGTGGTCTGAGCAATAATTCCATTATTGGGTGGGATATTTTGCTTTCCCATGAATTCTTACTCTCATAAAGAGAGTTAATCTCAAGAAGAGTTTTTTTCTCAAAGATTTGCATCTTTTTTTGATGGGACGTTATTTTTTTATGCCTAATAAAGCTCAAATTTAAATAATAAAAACATTAAATTTGAATTAAATTTATATAAGATATAACACATTAAAATACATCATTAACTAATAATGTCTGAAGTTGTTTATGAAGAAGTTAAAGAAGCAAGTCCTTTAATTCAATTTGCTGCACAACAAACAAAACCTCTTTTTGGAGCACTTAAAATTTATGGAACAAAACAATTTCCATTATATAACGCTCATGAAATTGGAATATTATTAGAAATTAAAAATATTGATCGAGTGTTAAAGAATTATACAAGTCGAGAATGTATTACAGCAAAAATTAAAACTAATGAAAATAATAATGAAAATAAACCAATTCGCCTTCTTACACGGCATGGTATGTATAGAATTATGTTTGAAAATCAAGGAATTCTAGGAGATATTTTTCGGGAGTTTGTTTATATGGTATTGGATAAACTATCAGATGATGGAGCTGTTCAATTAAAACAGATTCAAACTGATATGCAGGCTCAATTTTCTGATGAAATCAAAAAAGCAACAGATTATCTGCAAATCCGTATTCAAAATCTTGAACATGAGGTATTAGCATCGTCTCGTATTACTCGTAGAGCAACAGAAATTATGCATAATAAAGAACAAGAAGTTGGAAGACTTACTCAAGAATCTCAATCGTTGCAAATGAAGATATATGGATTAGAAAAGAAAATTTTGACTGATGAATTACGATCTGAAATGCCTGAAGATGAACAATTTGCTGAATATCTTAAAGCTAAATATCTTAAAAAATACTATATTTATTTATTACCATCGAATGATGATGATTATAATATTAACAATTATAATTTAAATAATCCTCCCGATGAGGATGAGACAATGAATTTTCGTTTAACACAATCTGAAATTAGAAATGTTAAAAATAATCAGCTGGTTAAAGAAATTTATTTAGAAAATGATTCTCAATTTATTGAATTATTGACATCATTATCTAAATATGCAACTAATAAATCTCGAGACAACTATTCATGTAGTTTGTATGATATTATAGATTTGACTAATGAAATCCGTAATAAGCCAGTTATTGCAATGCGCAAAGCTAAAGCAATTGATATTGAAAATGCATTAGCAAATAAAAAATTATTATGGGAAAGTGATTGTGTATAATTTGGTTTATTCATTAGTTTATTGAGATTGATTTTTTTGTATAAAAAATTGAATAAAAACATGCTTATTTAACCAGTTCCAACCATCAAAAACCACAACAATGATCGATATTTTGATCGATACAGCGTTTCATTACTTCACCAAACAAACAATAGCAATTTTCATAATTGATAATATTTTGAATATTTGGATAATTCCATCCCTTCGAGTTGGGAATGATACATTCAAGTTATTCCTCATTGCAGTTTTCATGCATTTGGCTGATATTTTCAAATCAATCAATACAGTAATTCCAATCGCAACAATGGAATCATTGATGAATAAACATGTGACGTCGTTCTTTGTCAGACCACTGAAAAATTATGACTTCAACTTTCAAAAACTCAACGCTCAGCGAAGCAAAATTAATAGACTACAAAAAAATTTAGTCAATAAGCTTGAGCAATTTACATATCGAATTTCTTTTGATTTGACTGTAACTGTTAGAATTATTTCACAAGTATTGATTTTAGTGTATTACATACCCGCAGCTTTTGCATTTGCAATTGTAATGATTCATATTATTATTATTGCAGTTCGTGAAGCTGATGCAAAAAGATTTTCAAATGATGAAATTGTAAGCCGTATGAGTTATCTTACAGCTCGAAACTCATTTGAAATTCTTAACAATCCGTCACAATATTCATACCATATTGATCAACTTAAGAAAGTTCATTATGATATGTCAATTGCATGGGGTGAATATCGGGTGAAACTTATCACCCAAAGAATTGGAATTGATGGAGCTGTTTTGGGATTTATTGCTTATTGCATGCTCTATTTATTAATTTCCGGTAATGACAATCCACTTGTTATTGTTAATTGTATTAATTTTCTTAAAAATATACAACGAATTAGTGATATGAGTAAATTTTACATTGGTTTGTACATTGATTTTATGAATTTGAGAAACATAAGAAGCAAATTAAAAACAAAAAAAATCTCACAAATCAATGGATTTCAAAGCATCATGATACCAAAACAATCGATCAAATTTGATGGTGGATTTCTTGAAGTTGATGAACTTAAGTTGCCAAATGTAGGTTCTGTAGTTTTGACTGGAGATTCAGGACAAGGTAAATCAACATTTCTTGATAGTTTCAGTGGATGTTTACCATCTGATTTGAATGGAATATTTCAGATTAGCGATGATTTGAAACAATTACCAACAGCATCGATCAGAAATATAACCACCATTTGTAATCATACAATCGAAGAAGTACGAAATGTCAGTCCTTTTAATCTTATTACCAAATTTGGTGAATTAAATGTTGATGTTAAAGAGTGTGTGTATCTTGCAGCACTTCCCGATACATTTGATATTCATAATCGTTCAACAGGTGAAACTAGTAAAGGTGAATTTCAACGCATTTGTGTTGCTGAAATCATGGCGAGAATAATTACTGATTCTACTAAAAAAATAATTATCCTTGATGAAATCACCGATGGACTTGATAATACTACTGCAATTTTAATGGTTGATAGAATTATTAAACGATTTGGTAAAACACATTTGATTTTGATTGTAACTCACAATAGTGTAGTACAAGAAACAATTAAATTCAATCATCGTATTCATGCTGAAAAACTTACAATTACACAACTTTATTGATCTGATTTTCACATCTCAGAAAATCTATTGATTTTCATATATTTTTTCACATCTCAGAAAATCTATTGATTTTCATATATTTTTTCACATCTCAGAAAATCTATTGATTTTCATATATTTTTTCACATCTCAGAAAATCTATTGATTTTCATATATTTTTTCACATCTCAGAAAATCTATTGATTTTCATATATTTTTTTCAAAACAGTCATCTGTGAATCATGAATTTCTTTCATTCTATCATAATCAATTTCTGTTTTAGGAGTTGAAATAATAATTGTATATGGAATTAAACCATATTCAGCTAACAAATGTCCTTCAATATCATTACGATCTGATTTTGGAACAATAAAACTTTTGCTTATAATTTCACTTGACAAATTTGCGGTTTTACTTTCATATCTTAGTAAATTATCATTATTCATTTTTTGAATTATTTCTTTATTACATTCAACTGTAATAAGACGATGTTTTTCTTTTTTTGGGTTTTCGTTAAACTTATAAATGATAGGTGTCTTCCACATATATGAAAGATGTATGACATTATTAAATTCTTCAAGATCTTTTAAATCCAAAAATCTAATATTGTAGTTTGGGTTTTCATTTGGTGAATAATAAATTCCTAATACTTGTCTCATAGGTTTAGAATTATCTTCTTCTCCATTCAGTCGACCAATATTAACTGGATGAACAGAATAATATTGGTTATATTCGAGAAAATCTGCAGTTTTTTCATCAACAATAATACCATGATATTGGATTATAGCAGGTAATGATTCAGGTGGATTAGGCTCACAAACAAAGTTAATATCAAATAATTTTGGATTCTGAACAACACCAGATTTATTAAATGTTTTGAATGCAAACATACATGTTTTATTTTCATCTTCAAGATATAGTGGTTTTACTATTTCAACAATTTGATCATTAATTAGCATACTTACATTTTTAACTAACTGACTTTGGATTTTGATTACAAATCCTTTCAAAATATTTGATTCTTGTAAATTAAAAGAATCAATTAATAATTTACCAGTTGGTAAAAACTTTGCATTATGAGTATATAATTTGGTTTCTGTTTCTGAGTATTCAAATATAATATTTAGTTCAGCTGTTTTAGGAAATTTAATATCTTCCATCTTTATGTTAAATAAAAGATTATTGATATAGATATAAATATTTGTAACTGATATAATTTCAATTATTAAAAGATTCATCTTTTGGCTGTTCATTATTAAAAGATTCATCTTTTGACTATTCATTATTAAAAGATTCATCTTTTGACTATTCATTATTAAAAGATTCATCTTTTGGCTGTTCAAATATTAAAACTAAAACTATAAATCATAAATGGATAATAAAATACAAGAATTTGCATCAGGTGTTTATGGAAAAGTTTTCGATGATGGTGAAGGATATGTTTATAAAGTTTTTTATACAGAAAATAAAAGCCAAGAATCGGGTTGGATAAGAGAAATTATTGTACTTAAGAATCTTTCACATCAAAATATAATTCAACCTAAATTTATAGGATTTAATTTTACACCAGATCCATCTATAAAACCGCCAATTAATATTTACATTAAAATGAAGAAATATTCACAACTACTTAAAATACAATTTCCATTATGTGATTTAGATATATTACAGGCGCTTTTAGATTTATTTAATGGTTTAGCTTATATGCATTCTAAATTTATTATGCATCGAGATATAAAAGAAGCTAATTTATTATATGAACCATTTGTTAAATCTACACAAAATGAAAACAATAGACAAATAGGTAAACTGATTATATGTGATTTTAGTCTTGCTAGATTTTCTATTAAAACAAATGACATTAAAAACTTTAACTATCTAACACCAGAAACTGTAACATCTTCACATCGTGCACCTGAAGTATTTCAAAGTATTAAAACATATGAAAGTAAAGGTATGAAAAACTGTAAACTTGAATATAATGAAAAGGTTGATGTATGGAGTGCGGGAATTGTTATGTTTTATTTATTAACAGGTTTACAACTTTATTATGCAATTTTTTGTTTTCAAAAATCAAGTCCAATTTTACTAGAATTTATTAGCAATAATCAAAAAATAAAATCATTAGAAAAAAAAGCCAAATGGGATTCTAGAGATCGTGAATTAATTTATACTGAATTATTATTATCATTAGATGCTATTCCATTTATTATTTCATTATTGGATAAATATATAGACCGTAAATTAAAATATATAGATTTTTATCGTGAAATTTTTATTTCATGTGTGTCTTCAGTTGAGCAGAGACCTGCTGCTGTTGATCTTGCTAAAAAAATAAATAAACATATTTTGAACAATGATTTAACAGAATATATAAATGATTGCGGATTTATTGAGCAAGTTAATCCAAAATTTATAGAAACTATTGAATTGATGAAATTTAATCATAATTATGATATTGATAAATATGTTAGTGTTTTTATGAATGATGCATTACAACGGATTAAAGCTAATGATGTTAGAGGTTTAATTTTAAGTAAAATTTCATTACTTATGAATAGATTTTGTATATCAACTAAAAAACAAATTACTGAAATAAATCAATTATATATTATTGCTGCCGCACACTTGATTGAAATTATGTTTTTATATGAAGATATTTTTACAACACATTTTAGAAGTACCAGAGATCGAGTATATAGATTTATGAATGAATTATTGTTTGAAAGCCAATTTTTAGAAGGTCTTTTTTAAGACTAATATGAAAACTGAATTTTTTTCAACTGATTATTAAGATTAACTATTAATTAACTATTAATTGATTATTAATTAACTATTAATTAACTATTGATTAACTATTGATTAACTATTGATTGATTATTAATTAACTATTATTAAATAAATATGCCTCCAAAACGAACCCGAGCACAGCATAATGAAGAAAAAGAATGTCAGTCAATGAAAGCTGATGATTTAGTTGCTGTATTTGGATATAATGACGATATTGTTTACATCCCTTTAAGAAGTATTACAATTTATTATGCTACATTTCCTACATTAACATCAAGATTACCATATGCTACTTTTGGAATTAAAAGAGGAACCTATACTGTATATATGCAATTAAGCAGAATGGTTTTATATAGGCGTGAAAAACCAAATTCTGTACGAACTGGAGTTTCGTTTAATTCTGTAATATTTACAAATACTGAAGAAAAAAAAACTTTAATGACTTCTTTATCATCTTGTTTAGTTTCAGCAATCCATTCTGATGGTGCCCAATTTAATTGTAAATTAGAAGATCTTCTAGTCACAACTGATACTGATGAAAAGCCATTTAAATTTCGAGATTGTTTCTTTCATGAAGAATTTTCAAGAGCTGTTCACATGGTTTTAAAGAAAACTCAAAAACGACCTCGTGAAGTAAAACAACATGAACCTGAAGAAGAGAAAAAAGAAAATTCTCATTTATCTATGTTCAGTTAATTGATTTATAATGTTCGTGTCATATATTTAATAATATCCTTTAAAAGTTCATCAAATTGTGTTGTGTTAGATGTATCGTATGATGTAAATTGAACCCAGAAAATATCTTTTAATTGAACATATTTTTTTAACAATTCTTGTTGAGCTGAAAGATATAATCCAGCATTACTAGAATCGAAAATGTTTTTCTTTTTATTGAACAGTACTACAATACCATATTTTGGAAAAAATACATCAAGAACAACATGACAATCAGACGATAAACTTACTTTGAAAAATGTTTCTATCTTTTGTGATGCAAAAATATTACGCAAACGTTTAATATATGTATTATTTGGACCGGCTTCAAAACTATTTTCATGCATCCATTCATCATGTAGTTTTACATAATCTGTTTCAATTGGTAATTCAGTTACATCATGAAGAGGCTGATATCCAAAATGTTGACAAATAATTTCATGAGGTTTTGATCGCATAGAACTAATAATTTTACACACTCCTTTTTTTGTAATTAGAGTTCGATTACGTGCAACATTATCTATTTTAATTGTGCGATTAAATTTCTCTTGATCATTAATTAAATTACTAATTTTTGGCCAGATTGCTTTTATACCTAGTAAAATCATAATATCTTCAACTAAATATAAAGCTTGTTCGCCTTTCATTTCATAAGATTTAAGTTCTGAAAGTTTTAAGTTAGTTCGCTTTTGAACTTCTTCACTAAGATAGGTTTGTAGGTCTTGCATTTTAGATTTAAAATTTAAATGTAAGTTATATTAATATTATATAAGTAAACTGTTTTTTTCAAATTTCATTTAGATATTTATCAATAAAAGATAAATTTTTTGCCGATTAGTTCAAGATTTAATATTTATTTTATTTCTCAATTATATTCTTTTTTCCATCTCGAATATTCATTCTTCGACTTTTCAAAAATGAAATTATAATCATTATCATACTTTATTGAATTATTTTTATTGAATTATTTTTATTAAAATCAATCAAAAATGTCTGATATGATTCGTCTCCTAGGAGGATCTGGTATGCAAATCTTTGTGAAAACATTGACCGGCAAAACCATTACTCTCGATGTAGATTCTAGCAATACAATTGAAACTGTTAAAGCTAAAATTCAAGATAAAGAAGGTATTCCTTCTGATATTCAATGTGAAATTCGTCTTGGTGAAGCTTTGATTATTGAAGGTAGAAGAAATTTAGAAAGAAAAAGAAAATATTCAGAACCTTATTTGTCTGATTGAAATAAGAATTCAGATAAACTATCAATTACAAATGTATTGATGTTATGGATAATTGAATTACCTGTAGCATATTTTTTTATATTATCAATTACTTGATGACTTACAATTTGCGATTCTCCAGTACAACAATATTCGGCAAAAATTTCACAATTATTCGTAAATAAACAATATTCTTTTTTACTTCTAACAAAATTTAACGCATTTTCTACTATCATATTTCGAGGTAACATATTTTTATGTTTTTTAATATGAATAAGATGTAATGGATTTTGAGCAATTACAGTTTTTAATTCTTGAAACGCATTAAAATTAGTAATATCATAAATATCAAAAGGTGTACAATATCTTAAATCACCAATAAAAACATTTAAATCTGTTATCATAAATGTTGCATAACTACCAGATTTAATAGGATGTGCAACTAATATTGATTTCTTATTAGATTCTATTACTATTCCATGATGTGTATACAATATCGGAGAATAGCGATATATATAAATATGATCTCCTGGTTTTAACATGGTTTATATATAGATTATTATTTTCTTTTTTTAATTTTTAGTTTATAATTACAGATATCAATATTAGACTGAATATGAGTTCGGATGAAAAAATAAAGCATAAAATTTATAATGCTGTTATTCTTGGTCCAAGTTCGTCAGGAAGAACATCTGTTGCAAATTACTTAGCTGAAAAATATAAAGGTGAAAGAATATCATTAGATGGTGTAACATCTAATGGACGACCAATTAATACGGTAGTTTCTATGAATAAATCAACACAATTTACAAATGATGAAATTGGCATATTAATTCGACAATTAATGATTAAAGAAGCTAAACAAGCAACTAAACAAAGCATGCCTTGGTTTATTGATGATATTGATAATTATATTTATGATATTTTGCCAAAAACATTAAGACCTAGTACCAAGTTAATAATTATTATACCAACAATCAATAAAATAATTAAAAATGTAATTCAACGTAATAAAGAGGCAACTGTAGCACCTGAAGAACGTAGAATTATAAATGTATTAAAACAATTAAGAGGATTTGTTTCACCTCATTTGGTAAGAACTCAGGATATTGAGAAATTATTAAAAGATCCTAAAAAATATATTATATCAAATCATGAAATTATAAACGCTTGTGAACATGATAAAATGCATTATAGTATAAGCGAAAAGAAAAATTGGGAAGATGATACAAATGATATTCTTGCAAAATTTGGATTAAAATCTATGAAATCAAAAAAACTTCAATATATTGATCTTATTCCGATTAATTTTGGTCAAAATTCTGTTATTTTAAATAATGGTTCAATGTATTCATTAATAAAAAAAGTAGAAAATGAAATTAAGGTATAGTTGTTGAAGTTTTAGCTTTCTTTCTTAAATAATCATTTACACATTTTTCATGTGAATAACAATTTTTATATTTAGGATCTTGAATAACTATTTGAGATTGTAATAAATATTTTCTACAAATCATACATTTCTGGGCTAATTGAATCATATCATTATCTGATTGTTAAATCAATAACGATTTTTTTGTTTTGTTCAGGCTGATTTGTCATTTAATTGGGTAAATGTAAAATTTTTTAATATTATAAATAAAAAATCAATTCTTAAATTTTACTACAGCCATTATTTAACAAGTTTGAAAATTGATTTTTTTTAATAAATATCTATATTCAATATTCCTTGAATAACCAAAACTTATTAATTATGTCATTGACTATTCAAAACATTCATGATATTCTTGCAAAAGAATTTAAAATAGCGATTTTTAATTACGATACTGTAAGATATAATCCCAATATTTCAGATGAAATTAAAGATAGTATGTATAATAAATATTTAATTGCAAAAAATCGTTGGCAATGTTTATTTCAAGTACATGGTTGTTTAATTGCCAATACTATTTGGGAAGCACCATTTTTAGAATACACTGAGAAAAAACAATATAATTCAGTTGAAGATTGTTTAAAACTTGCCAAATCATATAATAAATATTATTAAATATCAAAATTGAATTTTTTTATTTTAATATATTCTAATGGCTGACCAACAAGAACAAAAATCTTTTAAACCTTTAAATCCATTTATTATTTCTAAGCATGCTCGTCAAAATATTGACAAAAATTTACTTGCGCTTAAGAAAAATGATAGTCCTTTAGAAGTATTAAGACATCAAAGTTTATTAGCTAAAACTTATCTAGAATTGATTGCATCAAAAAATAAGACTGCAAGATTATTAGCTAATCTTGAATCTGATCTAAAATATCTTGAAGTTCTGGCAAAAAGTAGTCCATTAGCTCAAGAATCTGTTACTAAATCCAAAGAAATGATTAGAAAGTATTTTGATGCTAAGAGAGATGCAGAAATTGAAAGTTTAAGACCGGAACCTGATGATGAATTATTTGAAGAAGATATGGAAAATGATACCGCTCCTATCAGTGAGTGAAAGCATTTCACTGTTTTTTTTAAATAAATTGTATATTTATTTTTTTAATATAAAATCCTTAAATAAAAAAAATTGAAATTGTGTGCCCTATATTCAAAAGCTAACACAAACC